AGCATAGTGCCTTGGGCGTAATGTCCAAGAAACTGTGAGCGAATGTTCACCTCATAAGTATTGCCCACGCTGGCGCCGCTGACGGCTGCGATAAATGGTTCGAATAAGATGAGTATAGGAGTGAAAGCCGGCTCAGCAGTGGAATATGTGGTGGCAGTTAGGCGTTGAGACCACTTCTCGAAACGCGTTGCCCTAATCTGATCAACCACTGAACAATTCTTTTGGTGAGTACGTCGAAGTTCCTCACCACCATATGTTCGTGTCCGAGCATGGGAACGAATATCCTGCATGAAATCAGCCAATTCTTGATTGGTAGTAGATCCCAAGCTCAGAGCAAAACCGGTAGTTGCTCTCAACACCCGAACGATACCACCCACACCAACTTCTTGTGTCCAGTTGCGGATTCGCAACGAACAGCGGGATGGGATGGCCTCAGTGGGCGGATCTAAATTTAACTGAGGACTCGTGTAAACGGTACCAGTGATAGGGTCAGTTGGATTAAAATTACTGCACTGGTATAATGTTGCCTGTGTATCAGATACGGCGGGAGTTACAACAAGCAACTTTGCCCCACCATCGCTACCCGATGTCAAATTCATTGGCGCCTTGGTAACCAATTCTTGCGTGCACACTGTGGTGCCTACAATAGGGGTGCATGGACCAATGGACATATGGGTGGCAATACTATCAGGAGGGTGTTCAAACGCGTCATAGTATCCAAATCCGCGTGGAGCAATTACGTTAGACGTGGCAGGAGTTTGAGACCAATTACCCTTTGTCATGTCGGGCATGATACCGGACGCAATGTTTTGCGCACGCGGCATAGAATGCAGTCTCGTTGCGTTCTGCCTAGTCTGTTTGTTTTGCTTTTCAAACACGGCTCGCATTCGTTGTCGCTGCTGCGCAGGTGCTGACTGCACTTGTTGTTGTTGCTTTGCAGTTAACACCATCAGAAAACACTAAGGTTGGCGCTCACAAACAGTGCGGTTGACCTTGTTGATGTACTCGTACAGGTAGTGCTCACCAGTCACGCTCAGGCATTGCCTGTGTCAACCACAAAGTGGTTGTTTGTTTTGGGGGATCGCATGGAGCACATGCACCCCCCAGGCTGCCTCAGTGGGGCGTAAGACAGCCTATTGCAGTTGCACCTCCGGGCCAGGAGGTGCTCGTGCAATGTCACCAGGTTCGGGAATTCCCTGGCCGCTGATACTCGCATGTGCAGG